GGATTATTAGCAGCCTCTATAAGCTGTAGGATCTTCTTGTAGAATCTGATGTCATCTGTATGTAAAGCATCATCTAGCCTCTCCTTAGTCTCTTTAAGAACCATTCTGTAGGTATAATGTCCTCTTTTATCTGTCATTTCTTCACATTTAGATTGTAAAACTCAATGAAGCCCACAATAGCCCAATAAATAGAACTTATTCTAGATTCTAGATCAAACCCAGTGAAAGCAGGATTTCTCCCATTAGTTATTTTGAAATGATAGTATCCTCCAGGTTTCTCATTATGAGCTTCTGTTATGAAACCCATGTTTTCTATTTTAATCAGAACCATCATTAATCTCTGCCACTGCATATAACTAACTACCTCCAAAGTCTCATCAGACAAGTCTCCAGACCATAGCATTGGAAATTCTGAATCTTGCCACACCTCAACACCCATAAACTCAGCTATGAGCTTGTCATGCTCTAATATGTATTCTGCTGTCATAATATCTCCTCCACTTCTAATTCAATTTCCACATAGTCCTCTTTACTCTCAGGAAAGATTAACTCAAATCTATCAGCTCTATAACCACCATAAGGCGGCGGAGGTTGAATCTCAGCTAGTTTATAATAAAGATCTCCTGTAAACTTACTTCTACAGAGCTTGATTAGAGTGTATTCTTTATCTTTTACCAACCATTGGCTATTAGGAATGTCATTTGGCTTCCCTCCTATTTTTCTCGCAACTACAGTGAGTTTATTTAACATAAGAATGTATGTCTAGTAATAAGTTTAGCATGTTGTACAAAGAGTTTAAACTTCTCTTTCTCTAAAGAGGCTGTCATTCTCTCTACAGTGTGGCAGGGAGTATCATTAGCCCATCCATTAAGACTTACATCAACAGCTTCCATCTTGTTCTGCAGTAAGTTTATTTTTCTCTCTAGGTTTTCCATCTATCTTAATATATTTTTAGGGACATACACACCATCTAACAGAATTTCATTATCTAGAGTAAAACTACTATCGAATTCTTCTTCTGTAAGACAGATGGTTCTATCCGTAAGAACATTGTCTACAATTTTTCCATACACTAAGATAATGCCTGTTTTGATTATATGATTATCTTTAATCACTCCTCCCGTAAAATCTAGAGGATGTTTAGTATAAATATAATAGTCTCCAACTCCTGGATAATTATTACCTTCTTTATGTAGTATTTTTCTAACCATAATTTTTAAAGTAAAGGAGGGAGATTTCTCTCCACTCCTAACTGTTCACCTCTAAACAGCAATGTTATAATAATCTTCTCTTCATTTCATCCAAAGACATCTTCTCAAAAATAGTCTTTAAAAATGCAATTTTATCTCTAGATTCCCAAGAGTCTGAAGATAAAACTTCATCATACACAGGATCTATAGTTATATCTGCAGTCATTTTGTGATTTTCTGCTACAGCAATTAAAATATCTTTAGCCTCTCTCTCATTGCATTCTTCAATAAAGCTAATCACATCGTCAAATTCAATGTCTACATCCACATCTACTTCAACACTTTTATAAACTTTTGTGCTATTGTAAGCCATATTAAAATAGGTTTAGTTGTTCTTTTTCAATACCCCTCATAATTTCTCTCGCCTCGTGTACATAATATTCGTAGTTTAAACGATAATCAGCCATAGGCTTCTCCACATAATCATTGAATATAATCACTCCAGAATCCTTTAAAAGATGCTCCATAGTCTTTCCATCTCCAGACTTATACAGATACCCAGCTTCTAATCCTTTAGCTGCATAGAACCTGTTAGTCTTATTCAGGACCTTACCATTGTGATAAGCTTTAAAGTATTGACCAGTTTTCTTGGATTTACCCATCCTTTCAGATATACAGAAATCATAGATATTATCATGATTCTTTATAAACTGCTCCAGAGGTACACCTTTGATGAAATAGTCATACAGAGCTTTCTTTACTACAGGATATTTGTATCCTTTCAATAGATTCATACCATCCTCAAAGAAGCCCTTCCTCTTCACTACCAATTCTCCGTTATACTCCTTATTCACTCCATTCTTATCACATTTAACAGCCAAGTATGAGTTAATGTCTCTCCTTACCATCTTACTATAATACTCCTGATCTAGAGTCATCATAGTATCAATTTCCCACTGCTTCTTAATCTCATCAAAGACATTTTGTTTATTCTTTGGGTAGACTATCTCTACAGAATCAGTATTCATTGAGATAGGTGTAAAACCAGCTACAATGAATCTCTCCATCAACATAGAGAGAAGTAGTTGACCATTGATAGTAATGGAATAGAAAGCCTTAGGAGCATATACAGGAGAGTATATAGAGTTGAGCTGACCAAAGGTAGCATTAAGCTCTAGCTTCTTTAATTCTGCTGTAAAATCATCTCCAGAGAACTTAGCTTTAATCCTAGTATCTCTACTCTCAGAATAGATGTCATTCCATGCTGGTTTTAGATGTGGAGGATTAAGCTTGTATTTAGCTATGATGCTGGGATAGAATGAGTTAACATCCACTGATGTAAATAAATGATCTTTTGGAGGAGTGATAATCTCTGCTACACCTCTATCAGCATGAGTCCCTCCTAATCCATAAAAGCATACTAAACCTTTAGGATGAATCAGCTTGTACACATACCTATCTGCCTCTTTAATGAGATAAAACTTCTCAAAAGTCATAGTCTGATAAGCTTCTAGGACCTTCTGGAACTCAGGAGTAGTGAACTTAATATTAGGAAAGATACATTCCTTCATAGTCAAATTACCAATGTATTTTACATTGAAATAATTTGGTATTATATGAGGCTTTCTATTGCTATAGACATGTCTATCCTTTAGTTCTGTGTGACCAGTTCTTTTAGAATACTCCTGCATAAGCATTGAGATACCAATATTAACACCATCCATACTCCTAGTATCTATAGAGGTAATCTCATTAATCTTCTCTCTATTCTCAAAATCCTTCTTCTTTAGCTTACAGACATGCTTCAATGATTCTACATCATTAATACAGTACTCTATACATTTATCAAAGTCTTCTAATGGCAGAGGTGCATCCCAATCTACTTCAAACTCCTGTACCTTGTGCCATTGTGTAATGACCTGTAGATGCTTTAATGATACTCTAAGAGCAGATGAAGCAAGCATGGTCATTACATCAATGGAATCAAAGGTTTTACCATACTTCCAAGGTTTATAGTAATCATAATCCTTGTCTATGATAGCTCTTGATAGTAGGTAGAGTTGTTCATTAGTAGCATCTGGATTCTTTAAGAGATAGTTTAGAATGATGTCATCGTAGTGGTGATTGTTGTAGCCCTTGAGAATATAGTTCTCAGCAATCAGCTTAATCATTTTAAAATCATTCTTTCTCTCACTAATTTCACAGACAACAGTCTTATCTGAGTCTAGGTCCTGGAATACTACTAAGAATAGATTAGGTAGTACCTCTTCATCAAATACTATCTTTTTCTTCATGTTTTTTAGGTGTATGCATTTCACAAAGTCCATGACCTCTGTCACAGAAAACTACTTGCTTAATAGGTGATGGTTCTTCAAAATTATTGAGACAACCATATCCCATAATTTCAGAGATAGGTCCTTTAGCAATTTCATTCTTATTCCAAGGATGCTTCATTACTGGAACATAGCTAATGCAGTTACAGCAACAAGATCCTCTGGAAATATCTCCATACATTTTTGTTGCTATTTCACAGTTTTCCATATTAATCAGGGTCTATTACAAAACATCCAGTATGCTTACAACTTCTGTAACACCACCCATACCTAGCATCAAATCTTTTCTCTTCAGACCACTCATGTTTATGAGAAATAAGACCATTCTTAAACTCAACCCATGATTTTCTAGTAGGGGATACTGACATATACCAAAAGGGTGTCATTATATATAAGTCTATGTAATAACCTATAGTTTTCCTTCCTAAATTTACAATTTCTTTATCTTCCTCCATTATGAAATTTTAAGATTCACTTTAGTATCTTGTCTAGCTCCAGGAACTTCTTTTCCACTTTCAATAGCTGTTTTAATAAGAGCTTTAACGGGTTTAACTACAGATTTGAAATCATTATAACCTTCGTTTATTAAAATTTCAGCAATATCATTGTACTGATCAGGTCCTAAATCTGTCAGACTCACCTCATACTTTTTGAATGCATCATTTAAAAGTTCAGTATTTTCAACCTCAATACTAGAAGACTTCCTAGTAGAGAGCTTTACAGTACCATATTCAAGAACCCTCACACCATTCTTCTGCTCTGTACCAAATAGTAAGAGAGCTTCTAATAGAGTCTTTCTTAATTGTTCTGCTACCTTCTCTTTCTGATCTACAAACTTCTTAATTCTTTCAATTTCAGCTTTAGCAGCTTTCTCTTGGCTATCTAGGAATTTCAAGACTTGATCATAAGAGATTACTTTAACCTCAAGTTCTTCCCTCTTAATAGCTAATAGCTCACATTGTTCTTCTGTTACCTCACCACCATTTTCTTCAATTATTTCTAGAAGTTCTGATAATTCTTTGTTGATGTTAAATAAGTTACTCATAGTTATTGAAATTTAATTTTCTTTTTTGCTTTAATTGCTTCTAAACACCCATCTCTAAATTGTAAGATTTTTTCTTTGAAATTATCATCACAAGATATGGTTTCATCATAGTTTTCTAAAATAGAATCCAATGCTTTAGCTATCTTTCTAGCTTCTGCTACGGTAAGTTCGCCATCACAGTCAGAGTGATCTAATAGAGGTGTTATACCATGATTTAAACTAGAAAACTTATTGCTGCCTCCAAAACCTTCATAAGTATTTAAATCTACACCTATTTGTTTAGCTAATGTTCTTCTGAATCTATTGAAGCTAGAGTAAGCCCCATTCCAGCAATCAAATGTTACATCCAATCCCATAGTTATATTTGTGTTTGTTGTGTTTTAATTTCATCAGATACTTCTCCTACATTATGATTATTCTCAATCCATGTATAGATAGCACTTATGTCACGCACTGTAGCAGTACATTCAATAGGAATATCACCATTAACAGTATTAATCCAAATATCTAGCTCTTCTCCATCTGTTGTTTTAAGTACAGATAGATCATAGTCTACTACATATTCATCATCCTCTGTTCCAAGAATGGTATTTACAAAATTAAGCTTGCTCATATTAGAAATAGATTATTTTATGTTGAACTCCTTTTTTATCTACAGCATATCCAGCATTGAAATTCTGTTTATACTTACAAAGTTGAGCAGGATATTGACCTACTGCTACTCTAACTTGATCTTTGGTTCCTTTAAAGTTGCTATATAGGCTCATATTCCTAGCTGAGACATGAGTTTTTGAAGCTCGGATTTATTTTTAATATCACCGAAAAAGTAGTTTAAATCCCCCTCTTGGTAAAATTCATAAATTCTTATGTGATCATCTTCTTCAGTGTCTAAAGTCAAGTCTTCTCTGCCATGTTTTTTACTAAAAGTCATATCCTCAAGTCCAGGATGTTGCTTCTCGAAAGTCCATCCCAAGCTCTCAATACAATCTTTAGATAGTCTCTTAACTCTAAACATTTCAGGATGATCTCTCAAGTTTTCAAACACTCTCTCAATCCTATTGTTATCTAGAATAAAAGTTTTCCATTCAGTACCTCCAGTTAAAAACTGAAACTCGAAGCCTATATGGAACTCTGTTGGATCAGGTTGGTAAAATTCTTCTTTAATACTCATAAGTTACATTTTTAAGAACTGTTATTTGAACACCACAAGAGGACTTATCTACATGGTATCCTAGGAAGACTGGGACTACACTGGATGAATCATCATTCTCTAACCACCCATATTTTTGCATAAGATCAAATGGTAATTGGCATGCGTTCTGGAAGTCAAACTTTCTTTTAGAATCTCTAATGAAATACATGCCAATAAAATAGGGCTTAGGTTTATCTTTGATCATCTCCAGGAACTTATTCCTATTAAGCTCCCATAAAAGATGAGTATTTCTTTTATAAGCTTGTGTTACTTTAGAGCCTACTAGAAACTTTCCTGTCCAGGTATTTCCGTTTTTTGAAGATGGTGTATTTATTGGAATAAAGATACTATTCTGCATGAAGCACATTATAAGATTTAGTATTTATTAAATAAATTTCTCCATCATCAGTTTTAACAGAAATATAATCAGGATAATCTTCTAGTCTCTTACCTTCTAAGATAGGTGTATTCTCTATAAACTGTGGGGGATGCTCAACCAACACTCCTGATAGCCATAATTTATCACCAAATATTCTTACTCTATCACCTAGTGAAAATCCTTTCATTATTTCTTATTCTTAATAAATACCAAAGCATTCTCAATCTCTTCTAGTTGTACCCTAAGATCATCTTTAATCTTAGAGGCCATTTCTAACCCTATTTCAATCTCTTCTTTAACTTTCTCAAATCCCTCAATAAGATGTGATCCATCTGTACTTTCAGAGATTACAAAGTTGTTAAATTCTTGCTTCCAATTTTTATGATTCATTTTTAATAAGTTTAAGTGCTTCTTGTAATCCCATTTCTAAAGCTTCTTCATAAGTATCATAAACCATAACTCGGGTTCTAACATTATCTTTAAAGTGTACTTCATAATTATATTTCATTGTAGGGTCTTCGTGGGTATATTCTTCTTTGATGATCAACACATCTGATTTCCATACCTCTCTCAACCAACGCTGTATAAGAGATTGTGTAGGTATACTAGATAGTCTAGTTCCTATATATTCAAATAAATACCCTTTTTCTTCTGCCAGGTTTGCAGTTTCATATTTTATAAGTTCATCTTCCATTATCTAATATTTAATCTTTCTAATAATTCTGAAGTACCTTCTAACCCATAGTTATCAGCAAACTCTGCTATATCCTTACACTCCAATTCTATTGGGACCCAATAGTGCTCTATCTGATAACTATTGTAAATCTTAATCATAGCTCTAAATCCTGATTCATCGTTATCTAGAAAAGTTATGATTTTTTTAAACCTTTTACTAAGATTCTCATACATTTCTAATGGGATATTACAAGATTCTGAACATAGTGCTATAGCATTTATCCCTAACTCATGAAACACGAGAATGTCCTTCATTGCCTTTCCTACTATCAATAGATTACCCTTCTCAGGGAGCTGTTTCCAGCCCTGTGGATCAATTAGTCTGGTATTGGAAATCCACTTGTCAGATTTACCATAAGGTCTGTAGATTTTGTATTTCCCATTGATCAAATACCTTATTACAGGACTCTTATCACTATAGACAGAGTAAAGCTTATCATTCAACCAAACCTCCTTAGCAGCTCTTATATTGTATAATTCTAGGGTCTGCTTAGATATGCAGAAACTACTCCAGTAATCATAGAAACTCTCAGGGTCCTTATCAAATAACACCACTTCAATCTTAGCAGGTTTTGATGGTTCTCTAGTAGTTTTTTGGATGTTAGAGCTAGAGGGGTAGTTGTTCCTGATAAATTGACAAGCTTGTCCATAATCTAGATTATGTATTTGAGCTACTAGAGCTACTGCATCGCCTCCAAGGTCGTTACTGAAGCAATGCCAGAGTAATTTAGTAGAAGTCTGTCTGAAACTAAATGAAGGATTAGAATCTTTGGAAAATGGACTATGTAGCTTGGTTCTTACATCAGGCCAACATCCTAACACTCTAAAATAAATATCTAACTCATCATACTGCTCATATATATCCTTGAAGTTATTTGATTGTTCCTTACTCTCTGAGAAATCCAACATAATTAAGGAAAATAAAGCCCTAGAAGTAACTCTCCTAGGGCTATTGTTAAACTATTGAAAATCAATTAGTCTTAGAAAGGTAAACTTTCTCCATCCAACTGAGAATTACCAAACAAGTCATCACTAGCTGTAGGTTGCTCAAAAGCACTTGTAGCAGGTTTCTCTTTAGTACCTTCTTTAGCTGCGTTATAAGTAATGGTTGATTTAGAAAATTCTACATCAGCACACTCAGCAATACCACTGAAATACCCAGCAAGGTTAGCATACTTACCAGATTTATCAGCAGTGAACTTGTATCTAACATTCTTACCTACTAATGGTTGACATTTAGCAGCTAACTCTTCCATGCTCTTCAATTTCCAGCTAGTAATGCTTTTCATCACAGCCTCTTTATTAGCAGAAGAACACATATTACCTAGAATAGAAGTCAACCTATCCAATTGATCTTGATTCTGTGGCTCAAGAATACCTTGAACAGTTTTAGCTCCTACAGAATCCTTACCAGCATGAGTAGCATAACATTCTAAAGATAATACTACTTGCTCCTTGGTATATTGTTTAATACCATCTTTAACTTGTTCTCCAAGTACTGAATCTCCTACAGGTTGGTAAGCAATTACTAGGACCTTGAAATCATGAATACCTGTTCCTACAAAACTGAAATTGTTTGCTGCTTTTTCTTTTGAATTACTGAAATCTAACATATTATTTGGTTTAGGGTTAAAGTGTTTAAATTATTGATTATGATAAAATTGTAATATCTCCATCTTCAGAGAGCTTGTATTCTTTATTATTTGCATCTAACATCTCAGTAGTCTCATATACACCAATGAGAACATCAGGAGCTATCCTTCTTGCACCAAAGGCAGCACAACGGTTCCAAAGTAGTGTTTTTTTATAAGCTTTCCAAGTGTCTTTTGATGTTAATCCTGCTTCAGTAGCTTCTGACCATTTATAAGAAATATCTTCTTCAATAATCATATCTAACAGAGGCTCTCTTCTATAGAATCTTATAATAGTTTCTGCATTGGTAGGTTTTCCTTCTTTATCAAGAATTGGCTCAAAGTCCTTAATAGTTTTCCAGGCAATACCCTTAGTTCTAAGAAGTCCTAAAATAGCATGTATTGAAAGTGTAGGACGACCTCCAATAAAATGCATATTATAGAGACTTGTTACTGCAGGTAATCCTAGCTCTCTTCCTTGAGCTATAGTAGCTATAACAGCTTCTGCTGACTTATAAGTAGCAGGAATAAGCTTACTAAGAATAAGAGTTTCTGCAAACTGTTGCATTTCTGCTAAATTTGAGAAATTATCCATCTTAGCCAAAGCTGTAGACTGTTGTTGGTTTGGTTTTTCCATTATATTATTTTCTTTGGTTTTAATAATTGTTCATATACTGTTAGACCCTTAGAGTTTCTTGTATCCATTAAACTAGGCACAGGAAGGTCTACAAACACACCAGCCTCTCCTATATACCCTAGGGCTTTAGAAAGGTCTGGTGTTCCTTCTCTTGACTTCACAACGTCAACAAATCTGGCCCTATCGCCCATAACAGAAGTGTTGTACCCCATATACTCAGGGATACCATACCTATTAGGATTAAATAGAGTCATTGCTACATTACAGTTCTCCTGAGTAGCAGCAGAGTCTTTGAAATCACTAAGCTGAGGTTTAATCTTGTCATAGTTAGGTTTAGCCTTAGTAGAAAGCTCTCTCTCTGCTGCAGCTATGGACCTGTTAAACTGAGAAATATCTACAGGTATTAAACTGTATTTATTCCTATACTCAACATTATACCCACTGACATAATCAATGACAGCCTTTTTGTTTTCTAAACCCTTCTGTGCTCTAGTAAGGCCAATATGATCTGTAATACACATTAGATATAGGTCCTCATCTTTAGGTGTCCATTCCCATTCAAACTCAGCAATCTGTTTGGAGTTAAAATTCTCCTTACAGAATGCTTCTGTTCTCTTGGTAATACCTGTAGCATTAATACCTACATCATGAATTTCAAGAATATCATGCATTTCATCAAAATACTCCCTTGTCTCCATTACAAGCTGAAATATTTCCTGAGAAATCTTATTCTTCCCTCTAGACAGGATGTAATTAGGATCAACCAGAATACCTTTAGTCTTCCAAATTCTTTGACAAATACCTTTAGTAATTTTAGAAGCTATATCAATCTCTAAAGACCAATATAAAATCTTCAACTTCTCTTTAGTTTCACCTAGTCTTTTCTTTTCCATCAGGTAATCAAAAGGACTATATAGAAACATGTAGTCCGTGAGACTCGTTTTTCCTGAGTTATGGGTAACTGTAAAATCCTCCAAGAGAAATAAATGATCACCATCCAATTCAAAACCATAGTATTTGTCAACTTTATCAGGAATAACATCAAATCCTGTCACAAGGTGATTAGTGGGAAGGTTGCTAGGAAGACCTTTTCTTCTAGCCACTATGTTAGGAATTTTATCAATGCCCCCATATATGTTCATTCTATACACTAAGCACTCATAAAGAGTGCCATCCTTCCTTCTCATAGTTGCATTTTTCTCTTTAAAGCTTACAGAAAATCCTAAACTTCTAGCTAGATATGCTATATCATAAGCTAAGGTTTTACTTTTCTGTATTACTTCAAAGAAAGTTCTATGAGGGCCACAATAACCATCAGTATCTGTAATACCTGCTAGAAGTTTGAGTCTAACCTCTCTGCTATTATAGAGGTATTCTTGAGGTATATGCTTATTACCCTTGAGATTCGCTTTTTGTAACAACTCATTGAAACACGGTGTATTTTCCTTGATATACTCCCAATAAGAATTATGACACATTGTTTTTTTCTTAGCTGCCAAGGATATGTTGGTAGCATGTACTCCAAGTTCTGATGAAGCAATTGTAGGAGAATCCCATTCTTTTATCAGGTTTTTTTGTAAATCATATTGATTTATTCTTTTAAGTGGTCTAACAATAGAATAGCTTATTTTTTCTTTTCTTATTTTTTGATGTGTCTTTTTAGCATATTCTAGAATGTAATCTATTACCTCTGGATCAGTGTTTGTTATCTGAGGTTTTTTAGAAGTACCATCTCCCAACCACACACCCAGTAAATAGGGGTCTATAGGTACTTCCTGATAATCAAAATCAATCCCTTCTTGTCTATAGCCTTTTAAATACCTCTTATCTGTAGGCCCCAGATTTAAATAATCTTTAACAGAAATATTTACAATATCACCATATTTTCTAATACCTCTTGCTCCAGAAGTAGTTAAAGATAAAATATGGGATTCGTTTACTCTATAAGTTATTCCTTTAATCTGCTTTATATTATACATCATCTGTTCTCCCCTATAAAGCTTTAATACTTTTCTAGGTTTTGAATCTATTCCCATAAGAGAATCTCCTACAACAACATCTTGCACTAGTTTCATAGTGCCATCAGCCATTATAACTTTTGTATCTATTCCTAAGCAGCCACTTTCTCCACCTAATAGATAATAAGTCTTTTTTTGAATGTTAGGAATATATGGGACTAAACTAGGAATACCATAAGGCAACCCCACATTCCTTCCTGATCTCCCCTGCTCTATGGATTCTAAAGTTTTATCAAATATTTTCATTATACTACAGTTCTGTTATCATTTAATGGTTTACTCACTCCAATCAAATCATCTAAACTACCCCACATCTCATCAAATATGAAGGATCTGAGAGTAAAGTTTAATACTCCTAATTCTTTAGCTTTTCTAATCTTTGATACAATACTTTGATGAAGCTCTTTATTACTACCAATCTTCTTAGAATACATTAGTATTAAAGCATCTTTATCCCAATATGTATCACCAATCTTCTCACCCTTCTTTAGAATCACTGATCTACCATCAATTATAGTAGTATTAGGATAAGCATCCCAAAGCTCTTCTCCTGCTGTATTAGAATCAACATAGTAAGCTTCTTGAAACTCATCTGTAAGATAGATATTAGCAAAATTAAGATCATCAGGAGTCTTAATAAATCTACCATCAATAATACCTTTATCAATCATCTCCTGTACACTATCCTTACTAAACTTACCTTTCCCTAATTGATCTAGTATAATCTTAATAAATTCTAAGTATTCTGGATGCTGCTCATTAGCCATGAATGCACAATGAGCAAGAAGTAGACCCTCAATACTTTGAAGGTCATACTTCTTCATTATTTTTGTTAATTGTTTTACGTCTATCATTATTTAAAATCTACTTAACAAATGCCAAACTATTCCTCCCCAGTAAACTACATACATTCTTAAAGTTAAGAAGGGTCGGTATAGTTTGTAATATTTAGATAATGTATCATTACGACATTTTTCTTCAAAACGTATACCTCCATCTTGAGGATATGAGGTATACCACAAAATATTAAATATTCTATATTCCAATTTTCTTATTTGAGAACTATCTGGGTAGTTAATCACTCTGGTAGTAAGACCTGTATAACGCTCTGTTAATTGAATATTCTGAGCTAAGTACACATATCTTCTCGTTTTTAACCCTTCATCATGTAATCTATTTATAAAAGATCCATAAATACCAAACTTTTTAGTTTGAGCATCTGCAGTTCTATACAGAGTCCACACCCTTTTCCAAAACATTATTTCTTTTTTCATATTCTTCTTTGCTATAATAAAATTCACATCCATCAAGCCGTCTTTTAATTTCTTCAAAGGACAGACCTCTTAGTGTGTATCTGAGATATAGATTATATACAACATTTTTAACAGCTTCTTTAAAGGTTCTCTCCATAGCACTACCTAAAACAGATATTTCTTCATCTTCAAAGTTACTTATCCATACAGTGATTAATCTTCTTTGTGAACTATACATATAACCCACTAACCTTTAATCTCTTTCACTAACATTTCAATCAATCCTATAGGCAACCAAGACCAGCAAAGGCAGGCTCCAATAAGAGTATACTTACTTTCCCAAGCACCTACACCTACTATAAGGAAGCTTATTCCAATTAGTAGTAACATTATAGTTACTATAGTGTAGTAATTCTTTTGTTTTTTCATATCCTTTTTTTAAAATCATTTACTAACTCTTCTACAGAATTCACTTTAATAACCCCTTTCTTACCCTTCTGGACCTTAGATAACCAACGCATGTCCTGCGTGTCTTTCAGATACACATTAACAATCAAAGCTAACTTATCCTCTCCTTCATATCTAGTAGATCTCCATTCTCTTTGAGAGTTCTTTTCAGGCTTAGAGTTTCTACCATATACTATTGAACAATTACATCCTGAAATATCAAGTCCTAGGTCAGCAGCTCTAACAGTATTGAGTCTAGTAAAGTCTCCAGCATTAAACATCTTAATGTAAAGCTCTCTAACTTTCTTGGCTCCTAGTTTAGTAGTAGATCCTTTCTTACCAACCTTAAAACCATACTTCTCCAATAACTCATTAGGAAGCTCCTGACCTTTTATCTGACTGTGGTAGGTCTTGCTATTAGGAAGGAGTTCAGTGAGCTTCTCAGCAGCATCTATTGAGGCTCCAAAAGTAATAGCTTTCCTATCTGGTAAAGCCTTTAGAATCTCTGCTACAGTCTTAATCTTACCTAAGTGATTCTGGATAAACTTAACTCTCTTTTGTGTAGCATCCTGCCAGATATTAGCTTTCCTGGAGTATTCTTTAGCTAGAATCTCATAAGAAGGTCCTTGAATACCATTAGCTTTGACATAGTTTAAAGCTCCTCCATAGGTTAGGCATTCCATAGCAGTATGAAAGTCTTGACCAAATGTGGCAAATGTCTCATCTACAACAATGTTGTTCTTATCATAATATTCTCTCTCAGGTTGAGTAAGTTCAATTCCTAAGTTGTACTCAATGGATTGACTTACCCAGCCATTCTCTTCCGCTTCTCTTTGAGTTATGGTATAGATACAAGGCATTAGAGCATTCATAATCCTTTTGTCATCCTCACTATAGGTTCCAGACATTGGTATTAAACAATGGCCTTTACATAAGCTGAATATTCTAGAGAATATCTTACCTTTTAAAAGTAGATTTGACTCATCAAGAAACACAATCTCTTCTAGTATCTCTTCTTCCTTTAGGGTAACTCCATTAATTACAGATACTGTGCAATTAGGTATGTTTCTATCCCTAATAGCAGATTCCCACTGTGTCTTCAATTCTGTTGTAGGTACTATTATTCTAGCTCTCCACAATGGTCTAACAGCAAATGTTCTTTCTATAAACATTAAAGCTATCCTAGTCTTACCCAGGCCACCACAAATGTTTAACCAACCCCTACCCTTATTATTCCATATAGCTTCTACTACATCTTCCTGTTTTAAGTCTCTGGAGGATTTACTGAGACTCACACCTTGATCTAAGATACCCATACTGTATTCTGATAAATGGTAAAATTACATTATGACAATGACCAACTATAATACTATCCAGATTATAATCGTCTCTCCAGTATCCAAACCCTATAATAGGGGCAAATTTAAAATGTCTTATTTTCATCTCTTTTCAATTTTATAATAAAATCCACAGACATCTTTACCTTCTACAACATAAGGTTTGAACTCAGCATAAGATTGTCTATAAGGGTTAGGTGTTGCTGTAGCTCTATAACAAGAAGTCTTTAGAGGACATTCTGTGTTATTGCATTTGGTTATATCTGAGTTCATAGCTCTCCTGGATGTTTTGTTCTTTGTCTTTCATGGTTACTGTTGTCTAGCTTTTAACATTAAATCAGCCATGTAATAGGCGTTTTTACTTGCCAATTCGATGGTCTCATTGACTTTTTCAGGAGAATAGGATTCATTTCTTGTATACATGCCCGTAAGGGCTGCTTGCATAGCCTTAGCTGCAAAGTAATCTCTGAGGGTCATGCCTTGGAATTGTTGATATACTTCTCTTTCCCTGATTTCATCAGACGGGAAAGCATTAGGATTTTCGGGTGTAGCTGCTTTTTCGTTCATGGGTTAGTTGATTTTTGTTAACTCATTATAATCTATGGTAATTTGATTCTCTCCATCCCATGCAGTTATCTGTTTTGTATTATTGTTGTTTTCAATCACAATAAGTTCAACATTATGCCTGTTTTTACCGCCATCTGTTTTATGTCGAATAGTAGCCTTGCATCTATCGCCAGCTTCTAACTCCTCAGCCCAATGACCGGTATATTTTTGCGAGTTGTATTTTTCTAAATCCATGTGCTTCTATTTAAATCCGTACTTTTTAAGCTCTTTTACTATTGATGGAATCCACTTTTCGGGGATTGATCGTTCTACTCCGTTGATAGGTTTTAAAGCCTGCCTGATCGTTCCTTGTGGGCATCCGGCAAGCTCTTCCAGTTTGTTCACACTGATCAACGGGTGAGCGTTTAGCCAGCTGGTTAGTTTTTGGGAGGTCATATTATTTATTAAGTCGCTTTCTCATACAATCAACCGCTATTTTATAGCCTAATACAAAAGATTGATCCTCAATAGCTGCGTGAGTTTTAGCTTCTAATAACGCAAATGGCCCCATAATTGAAACCTCTGTTCTTATTTTATCAGCAAAGTCACAAAAACACCTTAGCACTATTTCATCGTCTCCAAATAGATCATGTAATGTATAGTCCTTATCGCTTATTCCGTATTCTTTTAATGTTTCCGATAATTGATCTTTTATAGTCATGGCTTAAAGTTTGTATCTATATCCCATATTCTAGTTAAAATTTCCACTTTCCTTTCTGCCAGCAAATCCCAACTCCTGGATTTCTTAGCAAATCTCATTGTTTGCCATCCGTCTTGAATGGTGGATGTTCTGCATTTAGACAGCTGATCTTCTATTTTTTGAAGTCTAACCTTTAAGCGTTCCAATTCCTGGGATTCCATTTTCTATCTCCTTTCTTGAATAGTGCTTTTTAAAGCCAGTAACTTGGTTGTGACATTCTTGCAAAGTCTCAATCGCATCAGTAATTGAATTATAAGCGTCTGGTACATCACAAACCATTGTACGGATAGCTTTTAATTTCTCAATTTGTATTCTGATTTCTGATGCTGATAAGCTCCCCATATGTGTACTGTAGCTCCTAGAAAATGGTCTAATGCACTATTGCCTGTGATATTGAAGAAAGCATCAAAAGGGGTTTCCATATAACTTCCTGTCTTTTTAAACATCCATATAAACGACTCTGAGAGCAGACATATAAAAGATATAACTACTATCATGGTCACTGGAAACAGTGTCCCAGCAGCCAGTAAAAATAAGCCCCACAGGAATACTATAGGGCTTATTAGGATTCTTAATAAAATTAGTTTCATTTTAGTCTTCTGTTGGGTTATCTGGTAATCTATACCAGTGTGTAGGCATCATAGTAGTTTCCCAAGAATGAAATTTATCATTTTCTGGGTTATACTCAGATATTCTTTCTCTTAAAGGTTCGTCAGGAAAGTGAGTATACATACCTCTCATAAATGTAGCCCATTTAGGATGTCCAAATAGAATATCTACTTGTCCTCCAAGCTTATCTGTAGGCAATTCTTCTGAGAACTTAATCCACTTGTCCATCTTCAATCTTTTTAATTTCAAATAAGTGGTCTGCTAGTACAGGGGATAAGAAGTCTACCAATACATTAGTTCTCTGATGTTTCAAGTACTCTCCCATAAATAGATGTAAGAACTCTCTATCTACAGAATTAAGTACATCAAAAGCTTCCTGAGCAGGACTAGTCACCTTAATCTGAGACTTCAAATACTGATGATAGATCTTAGTGTCATAGATCTCACCCTGACCATCTACAATAGCACTCTGTTTAATGATTAACATATAAGACTTCAGTTTCTCCTGAGTCTCTCTATGCCTCTCTAATACACTCGGAAGATGTTCTTGCAACTTAATTGCATCTTCATTCTTTACAAACCATTTCTGAATTTGCTCTAGTTTAGCAATTTTGAATGATTTAGCAGTTCCAATAAGGGAGATAACTTGATCTCCTAGTTTGATTGTTAAGTTCATGATTTCTATTGTTTAGAATTTTACATAAATGTCTAATAATTTCTCAATATTCAAAAGATGAATAGCAGCAGCTATAACACTCCTTTAGCATAAGCTGTCCCCATGTTAGATATTTCAGCACATGTAGAATCATAAATAAGTGTTGGTGTGTAATAGAACATAATAGTGTTGTTTAAGGTGAATTAATAGTTCTTCTGCTAGGGCTTGAACCTAGAATCTATCTCAGGCGGGAGATTGTTTTGCTTAAACTACAGAAGATCCCTTGACTAAAAGGGGTTATTAGAACTTCTCAGCTAGAAGTTTATTGAAGAACTCAATGCTATCTCTAATTTGTTCAATTTTAGCTTCAGCATTTTTCACTGCTTCATCTTGTTTAGCAATCTTTAAAGCATACTGTTTAGCAGCTTCTGTTCCTGAAGCAATTCTTTCTTCAGGATAAATAGCTGATAACAATGCTTCATTAGCTTCTTTCAGCTCCATGTCAGCATCAGCTTCTGCTGAGGTTAGGTCTGCTACTTGTCTTTGGATAGCTGATCTACCTTTGATCTCATTGAAGTTTACTGTTTCTTCTGTCTTGTCTCCTTTAATTCTAGCTAGAGCAACTTTAGCATAAGAAGATAGGTCTTTCATGGTGTTTTCTACTTTTGTCATTTTGGATTTGGTTTAGGGGTTTATAAAAGTTCTTGTAATTTTGCAATAGCTACAATAATAGCTCCTTTGTTAGAGTGTTTCTTTTTGTATTCTATAATAGCAGTTAGAAAATCTCTGTATTCTACATCTCCTAGATATTCGTTTACTGCATCTCTACTACCATCTTGAATAACTCTTTCTAACTCTGCTAATAGTGTTTCTCCTTTTGTCATAAAACTATTATTTTGTTACTTGTTTTTACTTTACTAATTAGAATCGGTTGTTCATCTTGAGTAGCTTCTTTGTGTCTTTCAAATTTACCTATGTTCTCAACAGCTGATATTAGTTCACCATAAGTTAATGGCTTTTTGTTAGGCTCTACTTGAGGAGAAGCTATGTCAATCATGTTATAGATATACTGACCCATCTCCCTATGCTCAGGATAAATTATAGATTCTTGCATCATTTCTCCAAGCCAGGCTATACTCTTTTCACTATACTCTTTGGATGTTACAACAGGAGATTTACAGGGAGCAGGTGTTATAATAGTAGCCCATTTACCATTATCATATACATACCCTAAGTGTCCACGATAACCAAGGTGTGCTTTCCCATATACTGAAAATCCATTTAATTCAGAATCGGTAATAGTGTTTTCAGAATCAGTAGTTCCTATGTAAGTAGCACCCTCAACAAAACCTCTTCTAATAGCTTCATTAATTAGTTCTTGTTCTGCTGGTTCTTTAGAGTCTTCTATAAGAATAACATTGTTAAGAGGATAGCCAAAAGGAATCTCATCTTTAGGTTTAGTAATAGAAGCTATTTCCTCTGGAGTTGCTTTTCTTAAATTAAATATTTCAACTGTTGGGCACAACCTATAAGGAGTATCTATTACATAAGCATTGCTTTCAAATTCTGATTTTTTCTTTACTTGAGACACTTCATCAGTTGCATAAGCTCCTCCTATTATAGCTACCCACTCCCCCACTTTAGGAATCCACTTCTCTTCAATATCAGAAGGCAATCTATCAACATGTCCCTCTGGCAAGTACTGTTGGATTTCTTCTAGTGGTACTTCTCTAAAAGTATCCCATTTACCAGCATTATTATGGA